AGCTTCTTTTTTATCTTCAGCTGGTTTACCTTTAATTTCTTCTTCTTTAGCTTCTTCCATCTTAGCTACTTTCTTTTCCATTTCAGAAATACGATATGCTAAATCAGAATACTTCTTTTCCATATCTTCAGGAATTGATTCAACAGGTAAATCACCACCATCTTCATCTTCACCACCGATATCTTCACCAGCGATTGATGCCATATCTTCAGGTATTTTCTTTACTTCTTCGTCCTTAGCACCATCTGCTAATTCAACGTTTTCTCTTTCAGTAATTTTACCTTCAGCATCCACTTGAATCTTAATTCTAACATCGTTTCCTTCGCTATCTTTTAAGATTACTTCATGTTCCCCTTCAGGAGCTGGAGATTTAGTACCATCTTCTGATACTACTTCTGCTAATTCACCTACATCAAAGGTAGGAGATTCTAAGATTGTGCCATCTGCTAACTTAGCGTATGTCATTTCAACAGGCTTATCTGCTGATAAAGCTGCTATAATCTTATTTAATACGTGTTTTGCGTTCATATTATTGTTTATTTATTTTTAATTTAAGGAGCCGCTGTTGTTGTAGTAGTTGTTGGTGCTGCAGTTGTTGTAGTAGTAGTTACTGGTTGAATTACAACTTTATCAAAACCAACTATATTTGATGCAGTAGAAGAAGAACTTACAGCTGCAATTAAACCAGGAATAAATCCACTAGCTGATACTAATGTTACTACTGAATTATCTGCACACTTTATTGTTAAATTTCCTTGTGTACCAACATATAGACTACCATAGCCCAAATTTACATAGGGGAAATCAACAGGCCCTAATGGAGTTACTGGTTCACCACCAGCAAAACCAGGGTTAGTTATATATCCTCTTTGGTTTACTATATTGCTCATATTATTGTTTGTTTAGTTATTTAACAAAGTTATTTTACTTTGTAGTTATTTTTTAAGGATTTGTTGTTGTTGTAGTAAAATACTCCGTTGTTGTAGTAGTACTAGTAGGTGCTGCAGTAGTTGTTGTAGTTGTACCATCAGTTGTTGTAGTAGTAGTTCCAGCGGTAGTTGTAGTTGTTCCCGATGTTGTTGTAGTAGTTGTACCTTCGGTTGTAGTAGTTGTACCAAACGTTGTTGTGGTTGTTGTCCCTGCAGTAGTTGTAGTTGTACCAGCGGTAGTTGTTGTAGTTGTACCGTCAGTAGTAGTTGTTGTGCTTGTAGGTGCTGCCGTTGTTGTTGTAGTTGTTGTAAAATACTCAGTTGTAGTTGTAGTACTAGTAGGTGCTGCGGTTGTAGTTGTTGTGCTACTAGTAGTTGTTGTACCATCAGTAGTAGTTGTTGTAGTTGTTGGTGCTGCAGTAGTTGTTGTTGTACTAGTTGTACTAGTAGGTGGAGTAATTGTTGTAGTTGAAGTTGTAGTTGGTGCTGCAGTTGTAGTTGTTGTACCTATACAAGTTGCGCAATCAACGAATGAATCTCCAAATATTACAGCTGCAAATGGTGCTTCTAATGAAGCACTTATAAATTGAAAACAACTGCCACTATCAAATATTGCAGGTTGTGCTGCTGAATAAGGTTTATAAACCAAACTTGCAGTTGGTGGTGGAGTACCGGTATCAGCTTTTGTTACTGTGTACACTACTGATGAGCTACAATTTTGAAGATAATATTTTGGTTGTTCTGTAGTTGTAGTTGTACTAGTTGGAGCTACTGTAGTTGTTGTAGTTGTTGGTGGAGCAGTAGTGGTAGAGGTTGTAGTAGGTATTAGTTTACCCAATATGACATCATCCATTCTTTGTGAACCTAACATCACATCGTTTATTAAAGTATTTCCTAAGTAAACTGTTTCCATATATTAAGGTTTTATAAATCCATATTCTGTCCCTATATCCCCAATATCAGGAATTGGTGTAGGTGTTGGTTCTCCTACTCTTTCCAACGTTGCACCTTCAACAGGTATTGGTTCACCTGATAATACATCAAATTGTATTATATCAATTACTACATTATCTAATTTTACTGCGTATGTTCCTACTGCCATAATTTTATATTTTAAGGTATTACTATTGATGATGGTAAAGTATATGAAGCTCCAATAGAACCCGTATATCTTGCTACACCTTTTGTTACTCTATAATCTTGGAATACCGTTGGAGATTGTGTTGCTCCTGACCAACCACATATTTGATGTGCTGCAGAAGTTCCACAAGCATTAGCAGCGTTTGTAAATGTAAAGCTAGCTCTAATTGTTCCATTAACACCACCAATCCAAGTACTTCCGCTTCTACATAGGAATATGTGATACCATGTGCCATTTGATATAGTAAGCCCATTGTAATCTCCTAAATTTTCATTAAAAGCTGCGTTTTGTCCAACCCATCTCCAATATCCTGCCGATGACCATCCAAAGAATCCCCATCCTGCATTATACTTAAATCCTATCCACGTATCAGATGAACCAGATGTTCTTTGCATCCATCCTTCTATTGTAAAATCAACGTTGGCACCAAAATCTATATTAGCAACATTACCTGTAATAGCACCATAGTTAGTACCATTAGGTCTACTCATTGATGTTGTATATCCGGTAAAATTAGTAGTTGCTGAAGTAACTTGTCCAGTGCCTGTTAGTGGCATTTGAGCATTTGTTAATGATGTACCACCATTAATATACCCACTTATATCACTTCTATAATCAGTTTGTCCGAATGTAGAACCAAATTGAGTTCCAGGTATTGCTACAGTTACTGAACTTGCATATACATCACTTCTTATTGTAGCTGCAGCTGCTGCAGTTACAGGTTGACCAAAGTAATAAATTGTTGGTGTAAATATTGCCATATTATATGAATTTTTTAGCTGATACTAATAATGCGTTTGTTGAATCAAATGATACTAATGATAATACATCTTTAGCTCCACTACCAGATGATGGTGTGTATCTACTTCCCGAAGGTTGTAATATGTTTGAACTAAATGATGCGGTTGGTAATGCAGCGTTACCATTACCCTGTACAGTTGTTAGTAAAATACTAATTGTTTCACCAGGGTTTACTCCAGTCACATTGAAGAATGTACTTGCTGTTACTAAACAAGTGAAGAAGTTTCCTGAATTACCATCTATTGATGCAGTTGATGATGCTATACTTGCTGATACTACATTACCAAATGCAGAACCAGTTACTATTATTGAGCCGGTAATACTTAACGAACCAGTTATACCCAATGAACCAGTAATTTGTGCACTACCAGAGAATGGGAAATTTAATGATGTTCCGCTTGTACCAGAAGTGCCACTCGTACCACTCGTACCACTAGTTCCATCAAATCCATTTTGAAATGTAAAATAAGTAGGGTTGATATCTGCTGAGCCGGTATTAAATGATATTGATACTGACCAACCTCCTCCGCCGCCAGTTGTACCGGTTATTTGTCCGTTCATAAAGTTATTCTTAGCCTCAGCCGCACTACCATCGTATATCTTTATAAAATCACCAACCCTCCAAGAGTAATAAGAAACATTACCTAAATCTGGTATAATTGTAATTACACTTCCGGATACAGAGTTTGTTGTTCCAGAATTTTTTACTAATGATGTAAAACCAACTCCATTCGTTCCACTAGTTCCGGATGTTCCATTAGAACCCGCTCCTCCACTTATTCCACTCGTACCAGAAGTACCTGATGTGCCTGATGTTCCATCACTACCGTTGATTCCGGAAGTGCCTGATGTACCAGAAGTGCCTGATGTACCATTACTACCAGCTTTAGCCATTAAACTCCAATCAATTGTGTCTATATCAGGTCCCCCTACACCATTGTTTCCGCTTGTATTAATATAAGATGACCCATTATATTCAACCACATTATTAATATTATATGTAGTAGGAAATGCAGACCATACGCCTAGCCAATTAAAGGATGTACCTGAAGAACCTGATGTGCCACTACTTCCTGATGTTCCTGAAGTGCCACTTGTTCCTCCACTTCCTGCAGTACCATTTGTACCGCTAGTACCTGAAGTACCGGATGAACCACCGCTACCTGCTGTACCATCTGTTCCTGATGTACCACTACTTCCTGAAGTTCCCGAAGTCCCACTTGTACCTGATGTTCCACCACTTCCAGCAGTGCCATCTGTTCCACTAGTCCCACTGCTACCTGAAGTACCAGAGCTGCCTGATGTTCCACCACTACCTGCAGTGCCATCTGTTCCGCTTGTACCACTACTTCCAGCAGTACCCGTTGTTCCATTAGTACCTGAAGTACCTGAAGTACCTACTGGTAATTGTGCTATGATAAACAACATATCCTCATTGTTAGTAAACGAATATGTTGATGTTATTAAAGTTACTGGGAATGTCCAATAAGTTGTGTTATCTACACCTGTTCCTACTGTCCATCTTTGATATTCAGTATGATTTACTCTGTCTTGCAATATGATAATAGAGCCTGATGGAATGTTACCTAAGAATATATCAACGTTATCAGAATTATTATCTATCTCACTTACATTTATAGATGTTGCTGATGCTTGAGTTGCATTATTCCATATGATATGTCCACTATCAGGGTCACCACTTGTTATACCAGTCTTTGCTTGATAATTAAAGAATGTATTTGATTGTCCATCTTGTCCACTTGTACCAGAAGAACCAGTTGTTCCTGATGTTCCCGATGTGCCTGATGAACCTCCACTTCCGGCCGTACCATTTGTACCACTCGTGCCTGAAGTACCACTGGTGCCACTCGTACCACTACTACCAGATGTTCCAGAAGTTCCCGATGAACCTCCACTTCCAGCCGTACCATCAGTACCGCTTGTACCAGATGAGCCAGAAGTTCCTGAAGTTCCCGATGAACCACCGCTTCCCGCAGTTCCATTTGTTCCGCTAGTGCCACTCGTACCGGATGTAGCTGAAGTGCCTGATGTACCCGATGTACCTGCACTTGCATTTGTTCCTGAAGTACCTGAAGTACCTGCACTCGCATTTGTACCTGATGTACCGTTTACTCCACTTGTACCATTTACTCCACTAGTACCCGATGTACCACTACTACCTGCAGTTAAGTTTGAACCTGATATAATATAAATTGTATTAGGGTCAGTTGTATTAGATGAAAGTAATGATGCGTATGAAGCAGATGTTAATGTAATAACATTTGTTGCCGCAGGTACATTTGTGTATATATCGTATATGTTTGAGATTAAGCTTCCGCTATAAACTCCTATTGATTGATTGATTGAACCAGTCACTCCTAAAGAGCCTGTGATTTGTGCTGAACCGGTGAATGGGAAATCTAATGATGTACCAGAAGTTCCTGATGAACCACCGCTTCCTGCAGTTCCATTAGTACCTGATGTACCATTGATACCCGAAGTACCTGCACTTCCAGCAGTACCATTGATACCTGATGTACCAGAAGTTCCTGATGAACCACCGCTTCCTGCAGTACCATTTATTCCACTAGTGCCCGATGTACCATTACTACCATTAGCACCTGATGTTCCTGAAGTACCCGAAGTGCCACTAGCACCAGCTGAACCGGTAATTACCATACTATCGATTATATCAGTATTAAAATCTCTTAATAACGCTGGGGTAATTAAACCTTGTGTGTTATCAGGGAAGTTACCTTGATTTACCGCTTCTAATTGGGTTTTATTTAATATAGCCATATAAAATTATATTTGTGTATTTTTTATGTTTGTGAATAAGGTACTTCCGTTTGTCCGATACCTTGCTCTATTAGAGCACCATTACAACATTTACGTGAGTAAGTGTTTGATTTGATACACAAACAGGCTCTACGATTATTCTTCGGAGAACTCTTTCCTCTCGTTGGTCCTAAATATACACCTGAGGTTGCTTGAAATCTAGCTAAATAAGCTGGTGTTGGCATAATGTAATGATTTTACTCTTTTAACAACGATACCGATAAAAGTATTCGTTATTAGTTTGCTTTTGCTATAGCCTCTTTATGCAACATGTTTTGTAACTGATTATAATCTGATTGATATGATAGAAACAACAGGCATTGTTCTAATGGTAATTTAGTTATATCATCCATTACTCTAATGTCTCCATTCGCCAATTGGACAACGGAGGAATAATTTTTCCACTTTTTTCCAAAATTGACTTGATGTTGTGAGGAATTACCTCCGTATCCATCAAAAATTTCTGGATAGAATTCGGCAAGTCCGTTAATAAACGTACAAAAAAAAAGAGAGCCCCGAAGTGAACTTGCATATCTACTTCTAAAAACCTATCCTCATTTATATAACCATCGTATGTTTTAATCTCATATAGAGAACCAGTCTTAGATGTAACAGGCCTGTATAAGATACTCATAATCTTAGCCCAATTATCATCTATTGTAAATGTATCATACTTTGCAATGTCCAAATACGCACCATAAGCCATCTTTGATATATTAGGTTCAAAGCCGTATTCCACTCCATTGATGGTTATAAACCTTTGTAATTCAAAATCAGTCTTACCCATAAACCCTACTATATCGTTTTTAATATTAGTAAAGGTTTCAGTATCTAATTGTGTTATGTACTCTACATTGAATCCACATAGGTGATGCATTAAACAGGCTATGTATCCTTCTTCGTTCTCACCATATACTTTTAAATCTTTTTGTAAGTTAAGATATTGCTTTAAGGTGATTGCTGACCATTCTTTTGGTACTGTTATCTTTATTTCTTTTTTCATATTATCTTTGGTTTTTCTTTTCTCTATATTGTTCAGGATTAATCAACTCTATATTAGTACTAATTGGAACTGATGTTACATTGTTTATATCAATTGTATTTACTCTCTCATGCATAATGTTTTGTAATCTTGCGTTTAAAGAATTACGTTGCTGTAATGTTGCCATTAAGGATGATTTAGCTTCTCTCAGTTCTTCTAATAACTTATTGTTAATTGCTTCAGTATGAGCTACATACTCGGCCATTGCCATAAAATCTTCTTTTGTAAGATTGTCTAAATCTACTTGTTCGTTTTCCATATTATCTAATTGTGATTGTGTATTTACCTTTGTTCGCTGCTGATTGTGATAGTTCCATCATTCCCACATAACGAGCAGCATCTAATAAGTGGTCATTGAATCCAACGGGTCTATCTAATTGTTTACCGAAGCGGTCTGTTTCCCATTCGTATCCATACATTTCATTTACTAAGTTCTGACATGCTTTAGGTATCTTAAGTTTATAATTACGAAGGACACCAATACCAAAGTTTATTGAATCCTTTCCTTTCACTACTGGTCTAATATTAAATCCAGCTCTATTTAATTCTTCAATCATTCTTGGTTCTGATGAATCAGCCCATATTTGTTCTCTATCTTTTACAATTCCTTTTAATAGACTTATGATATCTGCTGTCACCATTCCTCTTTCATAGCAGTGTTCTAAAATGTATATCTCATTACCATTTAATTTCCAAACACTTACTAATGCACTGGGGTCAGAACTAAATCCAAAATCCAATCCATACGCAATAAACTCTGCATTATCCGGTAACCATTCTACTATTTCAAAATCATAGATTGCTTTCTCATTCGTAGTGTACTCACCTAGTGTATAAACTTGATACGCCTTTGGGTTTGTATTCTTTAAATCCTGTAATGCTTTAATCACACTCTTTTCTAAGAATGGATTGTTCTTATAATTGGTGAAATATCTCGTACAATCTTGCATCTCACGAAGCCAGTGCCATGGTGAGCAAGTTGGATTATATGATAGAATGATTTTGCCTGTACATCTTATAGATAATTCCAAGTAAGAAGATGCATCTACTTCAGTTGCTTCTTCTACCCATAAGATAGAACTCTTAACACCTCTTAGTTTTTCACTATTGTCAGTTGATATAAATTGTATTTGTGAACCTGTATTAAATGAATACACGCGGTCTGTTGCATTCCAATCGTTTTCAAACCATAAATCTAACCCTTCCATTATCTCTTTGAAATCCTTCATTACAGTCCTTTTAAGAGATGGGATTGTCTTTCTCACAATTGTAATATCTTCTTTACCTTGTAGGGCCTGTACGATAGACCATTGAAGTATAGCATACGTTTTACCCGAGCGTGAACCGCCAATCAGATGTGTAACTCTTGTTGGAGAATCCTCAATGTGTTGATACGATACTGTAGTCTCTATATTAAGATTACTCATTAGGTATTACCTTTTGTGTGATGTGTACTGATATCTGCTGAATCCTTTGTTCTATTTCAGCTTTCACTTCAGTTCTACTTAACTTAGGTAGTGTGTACTCCATAAGTTTCAAAGCAAGTTCTATTGCTTTTTCAGGATCTTTCTTTCTTATCTTCTCCAAATCTTCGGATAGATAATTGAGCGTATTGTTGGTAGCCCTAGCAAGATTTAGTTTCATCTGCTCGGTACTTCTATTCAAAGCTCCAACAGGTCTACCTGCTCTATTGATTCGTTTATCGTTCTTTTCAAATGCCATTGTAATCGGTTGTATTTAACAATATATACAGATATAACAACTATATCCACCTTTGTATTTATCGTTGGACCTT